GCCTCCTAATCGGGGCATCAATTTCTTTCACAGACATTGGCATCAACTCTACGTCGAGTTGTTGTCTTCCTAGGACACGCCTAACGCGGCGACGCTCGGCAAACTGACCGCCAACCCACAATCGGTGGTACGGTCTGACTCTCATCGAGTCTCGGGGTCCATCTCCCCTACACTGCATATCCTCACGACATGCTTCACTTCCCTCTCGGAACTTCGAGCTTCACGCTCCTCCCACATAAAACTATCGAGCCTCCCGCTCATATTTTATGATCTCCGTGGATGTAACTAGCAACCTTATCGTCGCTAGCAGTATTCACATCCCTAATCGATTTGGCAATCAAATCCTCAGCGTCTGTATCGGCAACTGTGAAATACACAAATTTCTTCGTATGCCTAGACAAAGCCACTAATCCGTGGCACGGGCCCATTAACGGGTCCTTCCCAGTATACAAACTAATACTGGTTCGGGATAATCTCACGAAAGCCACATTCCTTTCCGTCATCCCTTGAGCCTCAGCAGAAGTATGCACTTTGTTCTTATCGAACTTACCCGTCGCAATCAAAGTGTGTTTCTCAGCCTGAGTGTGTGTAATATATAACTCAAAGTCATTATCGACTTGATTCACAGATACAATCGGCTTCACTATCATGCTTCTAATCGTTCTATTGGCAGTGCGTATCGACTTCTTGTAAAACCACTTGCTCAATGCCATCGTGGTATCTGCAGGACTCCTGTAAGTCATATTATGTGCCCTCCGTTCATCGGCTGAAACCTTATGATTCCTCAATTTCATATATGGAATTCTCGAAACAAAAGGTATCTGTTGTGTATCACCGAACATCACAAGTTCCTCAGCTTCGGCTATCGTCGCCGCAGCGTAGACACAACCAGCGTGTTGTAAGAAACACTCATCGAATATAATCCTTTTCGACTTAATCTTCGAACCATTCATCAGAAATGAGTCACAGGTTCTGACCCTCTGCGATTTACTCAGAGGGCTTCCGACCAACTTCTCACGTAATTCCATCGCGGAACTACGATTGCTTGTCAAAAACAAGTCGGGGTCTTCTCCTGTGAGTCTACCCTCCGCCAAAATCTTCGTAGTCTTACCGCATCCCGCGACACCATCGACTAATCTTCTTGAAAATTTTGCTTCCATACCTAAAGCCCGTTCCAAGGCTGGTATGAGACGTAGACCCGCCGCGAACTCACAAGACTTGTCAAAAAAAATGACGGGGTATTTCATCAAATTCCTCTTACAATCATAGTCCAGTTCACCCCGCTTCTCATTATCCCACCTCAATAACACGTAACCCTCTTTAGTAAGTCCTCTCTCGTACTTACCTCTTCGTTCCCCTTTCGGCACACTTCGTGGTCCTAACCAAGCTCCTCTCGTGGGAATATACAAACCTCGACTCTCGTCTCCCGCCCATATCGTCCTCATGTATTTCTTCGACCACTCACAATGGTCACCCACAGACTTCAATCGTTTGTCATTCGTTTCCATCTCCGTCTTGAAATAAGTAATGGCTTCCTGTATTTCCGAAGCATACTTATTCACCACAGCCTCAGATGGTGATTTAGATTCCACTACTTCGTTCAAATCTATCATCTCTGGAACCAGCGCTGCGGACTTCTCGAATCCCTTGGGCATCGCGCCTGTTGGATGATTCTCACACCATTTAGCGATCGTGAGAAGATTCCTCTGAAGTTTCTGAAGACTCAAGAACTTCACGTCTCTTGTTCCTCTCTTCCTCCATCCGATTCGAACTCGCTTCACCATTGTTTCGACTAAATCGTCTACAGTCAAAGTGGTGTTCCCTTGCCACTTCGTCGCCAGAACTCTTTCGAGTGGTATAAATAGCTTAGGATCTGAGATCAAGTCTTGCTCGACCTTGCACCTACCGAGAAACAGGTAAGCCTCAGATTTAACCCATTCAGACCAACTCTTACCCTCGATTTCATACACGTCCCTCCGTGACTTAAGACCATCTACCTGTACCTTCTTCGGTAGAGGCATGAATAGGTTACCAAGAAAACCCGACAAACCTTCGTGGGCTGAAAACCCACTATCTGGTTGGGCTGGCAACACATCGTGTATATTCGTCAATTGAGGTTCAATCAATTTCTTGATATTCTGCTCAATCGCCTCATACATCTTTCTAGTCCGGACGTATATTGTGGTCGCTACTGAGACGTAATCCGAAAAGGGAAGACTCTCACCAGCTTGAAGAGTAACACCGTTAATGACGGTGTAGTTCGTAGAAGAAGACAGCATCGTCGCCATCGTCTGTATTGCACTTGCAGGGTCGGTTGTTGGTTTAAACTGCCTAAAACTCGACTCAAGCACCCTAGTCAACACTTTCGTGTCGATCAGAACACATGATCTTTTTGTCAATTTTTTAAACCAATCATCAACGACTTCGGCAGTATTCACAACCGTCTTACCCTTCACGCATGATGCCCAAGCGCAAGATCTACTTCCTCCCACAATCATCTTCTTATGGTATCCCGCAACAGCAGTGATGTCAACAATGAAGACACCACCCAAATCGGCTCTCCTCTCGACTCGGAAAGCCTGTGTTCCACCGACAACCCCCGCATTGACGGTGAGATACTGTTTTAGGATCGAGAACTTATGCTGATAGCCCAGACAAGGAGCATCAATGAAATCGAACTTAATCGTATCGGCCTCATGATCTATTTTCCATCGGACATTGAAATTCGGGATCTCTCCATAATCCCTTATCAGCATATTCGGGTCCATCATGATAGACATAATCATTTTTTTTGTACCCTTGTTGGCCAAAGCCTTGCATAACTTCTCCAGCGATAAATCACTCGTCGCATGGATAGCCATGACGTAATCGGCTTTTCGATCACATTCTTCGAACCTGCACTTGCAATAATCTGCTTCGTGCTTCTCGTCTTGGTGAGTTCGATAATAGGTCTTCAAGGAAATCATTCTCTCGGTGAAACGCGCACCATCGCGGTCATCCAATAAAGGACAACAACTATGAACGTTGTACCGTCTTCTCTTCAAATGCGAGATGAAGTTTCCACCTAAATCTATCACCGGTTCATCGACTGTTCCAAAACATCCGTAGATGAAGTCAGTTTCTAACAGTCTGTGAGCTGCTGCATAGTTATGACTATGCGAATCGCTCTGCGTGAATTTTATGTCCCTTCCCGGGAAGTTACGCCTTAGAAATGCTTGCTGTTCGGCTGTAACAGCGAAACTGATATTAAATTTTTCTCCCTCAGGCCTTTTCGGGAGATTTCGGTCAAAGACATCAATTCCTCTCTCGGAAAATGCCTTACCTATCGCTGAATTTTCATCCAGACATTGTTTTTGTATCGTCGCGATTAACAAATTGGAGAGCGCAGCGCGATCCATCTCACATCACACAAACTATTCGTTAATGTGTGAAACACGATAGAAAGTTAATTAATTTCACAACCACGTGAAATAACC